GGAGTGGCTACTAACGTAACTACTGAAACTAAAACTGTTCAGTCTGGAAGAACTAGAGTATATGGAGTTCATGTATCTGGTCCTAACGTAGCTGGAGTTTTAGAATTCAAAGATGGTGGATCAGGTGGAACATCAAAAGTAAAATTAAATAAGGCTGCTCATGTTCATGACATGACAATTAATTTTCCTGTACCAATTTTATTTAAAACAGATGTTTACTCTGCATTTACTACTGAACAGATTACAGCTATAACTGTTTTTCATAGCGGCGGAAGTAACGCGTAGGAGGTTTAAGTGGCTTTCTCAGGCACAACTACATTCGAGAAATTTCTCTCGATCGATGATATTATAACTGAGGCTTTTGAAAGATTAGGCTTCTTTGATTATTCTGGTAATGATTTAAAATCAGCAAGACGTTCTTTAAATATAATGTTTCAAGAATGGGATAATAGAGGTTTGCATTTTTGGGAAGTAGCTAGAACAGCAATATCATTAAATGCTAGTCAAAACGAATATACAATTTTTAGATCTCCTTCTGATGGAAATGCAGATGGAATAGATACAACTTTAACATCTGGTATTTTATCTACAGCTACAACTATTCCTGTTGCTTCAGTTAAAAATATGAACAACAGCGGAAAAATAAGAATTAATTCTGAGGTTATATCCTACACATCTATTTCTGGTAATAATATTATTTGTCCGGCTTCTGGACGTGGAGCAGATGGAACTACGGCTGCAGCTCATAGTTCTGGCGATGCTGTTGTAAATTTTGTTGATATGGTTTCAGATATTTTAGAAGCTAGTTTTAGAAATACAAGCGATGTAGACACACCGCTTTCAAAAATTAATAGATCACAGTATCAAGCTTTTTCAAATAAAACTTCTACAGGTCAACCGTCACAATATTTTGTACAAAGATTTATAGATAAAATTACAATAACTTTATATTTAACACCAGGTTCTAGTCAAGCTAGTGACTTTATTTATTTTTATTATGTTAAAAGAATTCAAGATGCTGGAGAATATACTAACGAAGCAGATGTAGTTAATAGATTTGTACCATGTATGTGTGCAGGTTTAGCTTATTACATGGCTATGAAAAAAGCTCCACAAAGAATACAAGAAATGAAATTAATTTATGAAGACGAATTGCAAAGAGCATTACAAGAAGATGGCTCTCCTGCAAGCGTTTACATTTCACCTAAAACTTATTATCCGGAGATATAATGGCTAAATACGCAAAAGGAAAATACGCACTAGCAATTTCAGATAGGAGTGGTCAAGCATTCCCTTGGAGACAGATGGTTACAGAATGGAATGGTGCATTTGTACATATTTCAGAATACGAACGTAAACAACCACAGTTAGAACCTAAACCTTTTGTAGCAGACCCACAAGGATTAGAACAAGCAAGACCTCAAAACTTTCCATCAAATCAAATTGGTGGTGGTAATATGATAGCTAATTTAACTTTACCTGGTGACTTTGCATTTCAAACTGTTAGTAATGGCAGTATGGTTCCTGATGACCCAGGAGTGATTAATGGTAGAAGACAAGCAGTAGCAAGATTAGGGAGTGTAACAATTAATATATCATGACGTACGCTGAATTAGTTCAAAAGATTAGAGATTATACAGAAGTATCGAGCACAGTTTTAACTGACGCTATTGTAAATGATTTTATAGACGATGCTGAATTTAGAATTTTAAGAGATGTAGATTCTGATAATAACAGAAGATATGCTACAGCTGCATTAGCAAGTGGGACTAGATTTATTCAAACTCCAGATAATACTTTGGTAATTAGATCTGCTCAGATTGTAGATTCTGACGGAGTAGGTCAAGCCGACAACAGAGATTTTTTACAGTGGAGAGATACTAGTTTTATGTCAGAGTTTAACCCCGAGGGAAAACAAGGGGTGCCAAAATACTATAGTTGGTGGGATAAAAATCATATCGTATTTGCTCCTACACCCAATGCTAATTACACAATTCAGTTAAATTATATCTTGAAAGACGAAGGATTATCGGCTACAAATACAACTACATACATTAGTTTGAATTTTCCCAACGGACTTTTGTATGCATGCCTAGTAGAAGCTTACGGCTTCCTAAAAGGCCCACAAGACCTCTTGCAATTATATGAACAAAAGTATAAACAGGTGGTTGAAGGATTTGCAATTGAGCAAATGGGAAGAAGAAGACGAGATGAATATCAATCAGGTGTTCCTCGAGTCGGAAAATAAGTTAAGGAGAAAAAACTATGGCAATAACACAAGCAATTTGTAATTCATTTAAGAAACAGCTTTTAGAAGCTGACATGAATTTCAAACAAACTGGTGGTGACAAGTTCAAGTTAGCTCTTTACTCTTCAACAGCAACTCTAAACTCTGCAACAACGTCGTTCACAACAACTGCACAAGTTGCTAACAGCGGTCAATATACTTCTGGTGGTGGACTACTTGTTAACAATGGAACTTCTATTACTGCAGGTGTAGCGAGAGTTGACTTCGCAGACAGATCATTTACTGGAGTGACGTTAACTGCTAGAGGTGCTTTAATTTACAACACATCTTCTGATACAACTAATGCAGGTGTTTGTGTTCTAGATTTTGGAGCAGATAAGACAGCAACTTCTGGTACGTTCACTATTCAGTTTCCAGCGCCAACATCAACAGCAGCGATTCTAAGGATCTCTGGTTAATCGTAGGAGGTAACCTCCTATGGCGGATAAAACATATAATGTAACCGTCGCATCGGGTGAGCAATACTCCGGCGGAACAGGTAACGTATATTTTTTTGACGGAGTTAGGTATTTAAGTTTTAAATGGGTACCGAATGCAACTTTGCGCCTGGACCAAAGCGCGAGTTCTAATGATAATCATCCATTAGTATTTTCTACGACCACTGGATTAGCTGGTCTTATTAGTTCTGGTGTAAGTTATTATTTAGATGGCGCCAGTAATCAAGCTAACTACACCAACACTACAACGTTCAATGCAGCGACTACTCGTTATATAGAAATTACTGCAAGCTCGTATTCAGATTTTTATTATTTATGTTACGTCCACGGAATATCCATGGGTGGTGACATGGATATGGTTAACAATTCCTGGAGTGCAAACGCATGGGGAGATAACTCTTGGAATTCTCTTACAAGTAACATTCCTGTTACAGGTCAATTATTAACCACAGTTTTAGGTGATGAAGTAGCTTTTCCTGGTTTAGGTTGGGGAGCTAATGGTTGGAACGTTGGTGAGTGGGGATCAGTCAACACTGGAAATCAATTAGTAACTGGATTTGGTTTATCTGCAAATCTAGGAACTGTAGATCAAACATCAAGCACAGGTTGGGGAAGAAATACTTGGGGATCAGGTATTTGGAATGGATTTGGAGATGTAATTTTAAGCGGTCTTGCTATGACTGCAAATCTTGGTGGTGATGAATTAATTAATACAGAAATTAATGCTGGTTGGGGACGACTAGGATGGAATGTTAATGCATGGGGTGTAAGAGGACAAACTCTTGCTAATAACTTCTCTTTACCAATGACACTTGCAAGTGTTTCAATAGATAACGAAATTAATACAGGTTGGGGCTCAGACGGATGGGGTGTTGAAGGTTGGGGTGCATCTATTTTAACTGTTACACCTACTGGTATTGCAATGACTGCATTCGAAGGAAGTGCAGGATTATCATTTGATGGAGATTCTAATGTAACAGCCGTTGGTCGAGAAATGACAATGTCAGCTCCGGCTACAGTTGAAGCTTTTGCATCTTTTACAGCAAGCGTCACTGGTATTTCAATGACCATGCAGCAAACTTTTGATTCACCAACAGTTGTGCCTTCAGGTATAGCTTTAACAGCTACGTTAGGTGATGAATCTTCTGCTCCTAATACTATTGCAGAAGTAAACGCATTTAATCCAGGTTATTGGGGATACAGATCAACTTGGG